CAGCAGTTGCCTCAGTAGTTTCCTGAACAACAGCTGTCGGTTGCTCAGATTGCACCTCTGGTGCAGTTGTCTGATTATCCATATTTTACCTTTGGGTTATGATTTAGATTGTAAGATTGCTTTTATGAAAACATAGATCGATCTTTGTCCTTCTAAAAAAGCGCTCTCATGACTGTCACCTTTTTGATGAGTGGTGGCAAACTCATGACATCTCTTGCTGAGGTCATCTAAAACTCTTTTACCTTCGGCAGTATTAAAAATTATTTTGTAATCTTTAACGAGCTGCTCAAATTCTTTATTGTGGTGCATTCGCTATATCGTTTAAGGCGGTAGCTGCTGGTGCAGCATTTTTCGCAATTTGACTTTCCTGCATTGCTTGTTGCATTTGCATTGCTTGTTGTTCTTGCGCTTTTCTCTCTGCTCTTACTTGTTCTACTTGTTGATCCGATTTAATAATTTTAGCTGGTAGTCCTAACACTTTAATAATTTGTTTTACTAAACCGTTATCATCCAGGTAATCCATAACTGGAGCTACTTGAGCTATAGAACCAAATATTTCTAAACCTCTCATAATAGATTGAAGTTCTTGTCCTCTTTGCGCTAAAGCCATTGGCGATACATATTCAATATCGATTTCTTGATTAGCCAAAATTTCTGGAGCTTGACTAAATAATTTATTTCGTAGCATGATATTAAATACACGAATTAATAAAGGCTCTAACATTTCTGATTGTAATCTTCCTAATACTGGACCAAGTATTCTCATCTTCTCTTCGTTACGCTGCATCACTTCGGTTGCAGTCATGTTTCTATTTTCAGTAACTAGGAGCTGGTCCACATGAAACATTTTAGCAATCGCATCTCGTCTTTGATTTTCTAAATTTAAAGTAACGCCTGTGTTGGCATTAATGTTTAATGGTTCAATTCGATCTCTCGATCCTGCTCGGTAATAATTTAAACTGCCTGGCGACATTCTAATTGGCGACATCATGCTATCGTCTGGAACTAGCAAAGGCGGATCTACTTGTTTTGCTGCAGCTTTCAATGATGTTTCCACCATCTTATTTAATACTTTCACATCAGGTAAAGCATTCATGCCAGGCGATCTTCCGTACACTTCTGTAGATGCTTTTAAATATCTTGGAACGACATAAGGATTTTCATTAAATCCACCTATCGAAATAATATGACCGCTAGCATATTCAAAATAAATACTTTGAAATGGCATAGCCTTTTTATCTTTTTTTCTAGGATCAAAGTTTGGGTTCTTTCTTACGACATGAACAATCTCTACATCGTCATAAGGATTTCTTTTAGCTGTAATTAAAACATCTCTGGATAAATTTTCTACTCCAAATTTTTCTACAGCAGACGATGCACTTAATTTAAATCTTCTAAATATAGTATCGACAATATTTTTTTTATTTTCTTGAATATAAATTTCTTTAATGTGTCTAGCAGAGAAACGAATAAAATCATCTTCATCTTCTTCTATTAATAAACATGCTGTGCCAAATGCAATTAGGTCGTGGTAACATTCAAATATTTCTTGTTGAAAGTTAGACCTAGCAAAGCCGACATACATTTTATCGGTAGCATCTTCTAACCATTCTTTTGCTTCATCATCTTCATTAATTGCATTCTCTTTAAATCGTAAAGAAAACCATCGATTGGCAGATGATGTAAGCATTCCGTGCAGAGATGCAGACAAAAGTTCGAGAGCGTGTATAGCCGTTGCGTCATATATTTGTGTATTGCGTTTGTCGCCTCTTGCTCTTTCTTTCGTGATCTCAGCCTTCCTGGGTAACATTAGATCGGAAACTTCCTGCCAATGACTTTCCCAGTTGGATCTCTTTTCCATTAAGCGTGATAAACTATGTTTCAGCTCTTTGGCTAAATCTCTTAATTGTTGGTTTTGCATTTATTTTTTTTTCTTTTTTTTCCAATTACGCTTCATTGCTGCATAAGCTGATTTGGAAATAGTTGATTTAGATTTTGGTCTTGAAATACCTAATTTTTTTCTACGATTAATATTTCGTACTAAGCTCATCCTAATAAACTTTTCTTACCAAGCTGCGGTGAGTTTTCGACACCAGTAACTGAGGTAAGGATTGTATTTCGTCTGCCTCTTCTTTTAATCGAAGTAGCATTAGTATTATCCATTTCCACAGCGGTTGGTCCTGGAGTTACGCTTTCAGGAACAGGCGCATTCATTTGCGCAGCTACTTTAGGCTGCTCTTCTGATTTTGGACTTGGTACTTTTTTTACAATACCTGCTGCTTCGGCAACTTTTATGATTGGTTTAAATCCACCCATATTATTTTTCTCCTATCCTAATAAAGTTTTCTTTTCTAAATCTGCAGGAGTAGTTAATCCTGTGCCAGTTAGAATAGTTGATCTTCTTCCTTTACGAGCAATCTCTTGTCTGCGTAATTTATCCTGCTCTGCTTGCTTAACTGCTGGATCATCCGCTTTAGGAACATCCTCAGTCTTTGGCATAATGATCGGAGCTGGTTCTGGAATACTTACTTTTGGCATTAAAAATCCCATAATGTTTTCCTCAAATTATTTTGTAATCAGTTTCGGCAACTGACTGTTTGTTGTTGTTAAAAGTTTTAATCTCATCAATTCCTGTAGCTAAAGTTCGAAACGCATCGCAGGCGTGTGAACTCCAATCATGAACAGGTTTAATATGATAAGTTCGTTCCTTATCAGAATATTTCTGATGGTAGTGTCTAAGAGCATTTACAAGTTTAGAGCAGTTATCGACATCTATAAAACATCTCGGTAACAGCATCTTGGCAGCATGAATGCCATCGACAATATTTAATTTAGGCGCTACTCGAAATCGTATTCCAAGTTTATAAGCAACCTCTCTTCTGGTTAGTCCTGATGAAAATTCGGTAACTTCAATATCATGCGGTCCATGATGTGTATCGTACACATAATCTTTTTCTTTTAGGACTTGCGCATAATGCGGTAACGGCTGACTGCGCTCTTCATAGTAATCAATAATATGAATTGCATGACCTACCTTCTGATAAAAAATAATTGCGGTGCTATCGTTAAATCCTAAATCCCAGGCGGTACTTACAGGATAAGCAGCATCGTAAGGTATTCTAGCTATTTGTTTATTATCTTCTAGCTTAGCAATAAGATCACCATAAATAGAACCTTGAAGATTACCAATAAAGGAACATTCAAATTCTTGGTTATACTTTGCGGTACCCATAACGGATAACGCAGCCTTTAATTCTTCATTATCAATCAGTTTGGTTTCTGATGCTTTCGCTACATATAAAAACCAATTTGGATCGGATTGCGCCTTTTGGTAATAATCATAAAAAAGATTATTCATTCCTTTTGGCGTACCTACGACTGACAAAAAACCTTTTCGATCTGATAGTGCTGGAGTGATTACCTCGTCAATGACAGCTGCATTAATTTGTGCAGCCTCATCCATCACAGCTCCATCTAAATATACTCCTCGAATGCTATCTGGATTTTCTGATGACAACAGCATAATCCTAGCTCCATTCATGAAATCAGCTCGTAACTCTGTTTCATTAAATTTTGTTCCAGGTATCTTTTGCGAATAATGTTTTAAATAATCCCAGGCAATCTTTTTGGCTTGCGAATAAGTTGGAGCCACATAAGCATACCTTGGATTATGATGCGGACAAGTCATTGCCGCTCTTATCAGGTGATTAATTAACATCACCGTTTTGCCAAACCTTCGGTGGCAACATAAAACTGAATATCTAAATTTGTCTAAATTCTCATGGATCGTAGCTTGCTGCTCTCTTGGCGTATAAGGTATAACTACTTTCATTAGTGGATCGATGGAGTTTTATCTTCTGAGAAATATTGCATTTTAATTTTAGCAAAAACAAAATCTGCAAATTCTTTTAAATCCTCATCATCCTCAAAGCCATTGAACACAACCATTAACTCTTTACCTGTAGTCGTAAATGTGAAAGCTGAAATATTTTTAAACTTATCTTTAATGTTCATCTGTCTGTGTGTGTTGTTCATCGGTATATAACCATCTCTAAGAGGCGTAGCCGTTTTTGAGGTGTAGTACCCCAGAACGGAAATGAATTATTTTTCGCCAGGTTTTCGAGTTCGATTGCATGTCAGGCAGTCACTCAACAACAGCCTGCTTGAAAAATTTAAAATGATCGTGAAGCTTTCGTGAATTATTTTTTATTTCTAAATATTTTTTCTAAAGTTCCGAACTCCAT